CCAAACGGTCAAGCACTAATGTCTTCACCCAGAGATTGATTATCTCTTCCAGCTAGCCTTCGATCAAAGATCGAGACTCTTGGAGGAACAACATTCAATGAGTGGATACAGGAGATGCTTAAACCAATTGGAGATTCCAATGTTTGTATGATATGAGATAAGATTTACCAAATTAAGAATAATCAAGTAAGAAAGCTTTCCGCACTCGAAGACAAAGAAGGTAAGACAAGAGTTATCGGAATTTTTGACTATTGGTCACAGACAGTACTTAAACCTCTTCATGATTCCCTTATGGGGGGTCTAAAGAGGATAAGGAATGACTGTACTTTTAATCAGGGTTCCTTTAGATCTAATCTCCCTTCTGAAGGCCCATATTTTAGCATAGACTTAAAAGATGCGACCGATCGTTTTCCTATTTCTCTTCAGAAAAGGATACTTTCAATCGCTACCTCTAAAGACTACGCTGAAACATGGTCTTCTATCATGGTAGATGAAGAGTTTGATTTCCAAGGGAAGAAGTTGTCTTATGGACAAGGTCAACCAATGGGAGCATTCTCGTCATTTCCAATGTTCGCATTATCTCACCATGTAGTTCTGAGAATTGCTGGTAAGAGGGCTGGGAAGCCCAATTACAAGAATTACTCATTACTAGGTGATGACGTAGTGCTTACAAATCATGATGTTGTCAAGCAATATAAGCAAATACTTTCAAACCTTAAAGTATCAATATCAATCCATAAATCCTATGAGGGAAACCTTATAGAGTTTGCGAAGAGATATATATACAAGGGGAATGAAGTAAGTGGTTTTCAGGTGGGAGGTTTGCTAGAGACTTGAAGGAGCTACCCAGCTCTCTTCGGTTTCTTACAGACTACCTCATCTCGAGGCTATCTCTTATCTTGCGCAAGCCAGGTTTCATTCGTTAAGTCCCTTTATACTAAGATGGGTCTACGTGATTTGTCACCACGTATAGCATTGAAGTATGAAAGGATGTCCATATTTTCTCAATTCTTCACTAACTGTCAGCCAGCATTTCTGCAAGAGCAACCGTGAGTGCATGATAACTTTAGAAATAATCCTAGGATTATGACTATAGCTATCAACCATGAATTGATAAACCAGGACTCTCAAAGTACTGGTGAAATTCTTAAATTGTACACGTCAGTCAGAAATGACTTCTTTGACAAATATAAGG